GTCGTCCTCCGTTTAGGTGGCCTTGTCCCGGCGGACTTTCATAAATCATAAATTCATATCCCGATATTTGAGCGGCCTTTACTCCGCCTGCTCTGCCTTTGTTCCGGCTCCTGCGTCGAGCTGGTTAATTGCCGTCTGCAGGTAGGAGGCCGCCGTAGCTGCCGCCGTGGAAGCTGCTACCGCCGTTGCGTCTGTGGTGCTTTCCTGCACAGGCAAAGAGAGGGTAACTCCGGCCTCGTTCTTCTGTTTGCGCACCTCTGCCTCGATTTTGTTGGCGAGGTATTCCTTTACGTCGCCGTATGCGTCCTCAATAAAATCCGTGGCCGCCGGGCTGATTGAGGCGATACAGGAGGCGAGGGCTTTCTTCGCTGCCTCCTCCTGTGCCTCTTTGGTGAATTTACCTGCCTGCTTTAATGCGTCCACATAGGTCTGACTGGTGGCCGATACTGCGTCCGAAATTGCGTCTGCGATCTCCTTGATATATCCCTGCCTCTTGGTGTCCTCGGTATTCGCTATGGCCCGCTCCTTTGCCTTATTGATATAGCCTACGGCATAGGTGGTAAGTACCGGGACGGCTGCGGTGATAACCGCCAGTAACAAATCTAACAGCAATTCTTTCATATGTGCGTCCTCCTCTTAGTTGGGGAGCTTCAAAACCTGTCCAGGGTGAATGGTATCACTGGAAAGGTTATTGAGGCTCTTGATCTCCGGGTATCTGTTTCCGTTTCCGAGCTGTTTCTGTGCGATAGCCCAAAGGCTGTCGCCGCCCTTTACGGTGTATGTCCTGCTGTCCGCCGTTGCTCCGCCGCCAATGTCGGCAGCGTCTACCCAGCCGTATACGGTACTGCCGCCTCCGCTGACTGCTACAAGGTGGTAAGGGTGCTTGCTCTTTCCGGGCTGGTAAATCTGCGTGATCTTTGCCGGGCCGGGCTTGCAGGCCGGGCCGCTGGCTACGTTTGCGCTGGTGTAATGCCTGCTGCCCGTGAAATTCACCACGTCACCTACCTTGAGGCCGCTGGCTGCCGGGGTAGAGGGCTGCGGCTGCGCCGGAGCCGGGGCTGCCGTGCTACCGCCCGTTTTCCTCGCAATACCGTCAAAATCCGGGCAGATAAATCCACGGATATACTTGCCGTTTACCTGCATGGTTCGGGTTCCAACTTTTCCTCCGCTCATATTGCCCTCTGTTACGGTAAAAGAGTTGGCTCCATTCACCTGCGTAACAATGCCGATATGATCGCTGTAGCCTCTATTGTCGCCCACTCCGTTGTCGTCCCAATCGTAGACAACAGCCTCCCCTAATTTCGGGACATGAGCGTCGTTCTCCTCCCAAATTCCTTTGGCCTGCGCAACATTCACAAACTTCTCAACGCCGCACTCCGTCCCGGTGTAATCAGCAATCCCGGCCTTGATATATGCTGCGCTTACGGTCGTGGCGCAGTATGCGTCATTGACCTGCACTTTGTAGCCTCTTGCCAGCGGTGCGTGTCCGTTGTAGGTGGAAAGAATTTCAAGGTGCTTTGCGCTGCCCTTTGTTGCTCCATACCACCCATTGATGATATTGCATACCTGCTGGCGGAGTTCATTTCCTGTCATAGTAGTACCTCCGTTTCCGGGCTTGCTGGCGGTTTTTGCGTACTTGTCATAGTACGTCTGACCGTAGCTGGCCCTCTTTGCCTTTACTGCCTCGCTCTGATCTGCCGGGCGTTCGTAGTTGAGGAGTATGCTGTCGCTGGCCGCCTTTACGGTGGTAGCCGCCTTGAGGGTTGCCAGTACGGTCTTATACCCCTCGGAAAGCTCCTTAAATAAAAAATCGAGCTGCATTTCCAAGTCACCTATGGACTTGCCTGCGGCCCGTGCAAACTCAAGCATATTCTGTTTCCGGCTCCAATATGTCCATTGTGCGAGGCCGTAGCCTGCGCTGTCCCGGACGAAATTGCTGTAAGAGCCGTTGTCTACGGCAGCCGTGTAGCTGTCGTCTGTGTAGCCCAGCTTTTTCTCGCTGGTATTCTGTAAATTCTTCGGGTTGAGTGCGCTCTCTGCGTACAGATTACCCATGAGGCCTGCTGCTCCTGCGCTG